CATACCAAGTCGTACCCCCATCCCACGTAGTCAGCACAAAGGTATCAACCTTAGTGTTTGTAGAAGTCAACGTAGGTGCAGTGCCGCCCGGCCATTTTACAGAAGCCCCCCATGTTACCGTTCTAGCCGTGCCATCAGCCGTGAAACTAAGAGTAAGCGCATAGGCCGTGCCCGTCGTGGGGACGTTAGAAAAGGTGATGGATGTGATATTGGCGTTGAGAGAAACAGCAAAGACGTTCCCTAATGAGCAATTTAGCGTCAGCGCTCCAGCAGAAATAGTTGGGGCTGTCTTCGTCTCTCTTAATCCCGTGTACGTTCCGGTAGTGATTGTCGGAGATGTTCTAAACACCAAAGAACCTGAGCCTGTTTCATCTGTAACCGCTGAGGCCAGATTAGCACTAGAGGGAGTGGCTAAAAACGTAGCTACACCGCTGCCCAAACCAGATACACCTGTGGATATAGGCAGGCCCGTACAAGATGTCAACGTGCCCGAAGAAGGGGTGCCCAGTGCAGGAGTAACCAACGTAGGAGATGTGGATAAGACAACATTGCCAGACCCCGTAGAAGTCGTAACACCTGTGCCTCCATTAGCAACGGGAAGAGTGCCGGATACATGCGTAGTGAGTCCAATCTTTCCCCAAGAAGGAGCAACACCGACACCTCCAGAAATCAACGAATTACCAGTAGCGACATCAGCCAGTTTGGAAAGCGCCGAAGTAGTAGAGGCGTAAAGCAAATCGCCTACAGCATAGGTTGTCTGGCCCGTACCACCATTAGTTGCTGCCAAAGTACCCGCAAGAGTGACCGCGCCAGTAGTAGCCGTACTAGGCGTAAAACCTGTAGTACCCGCACTGAATGTAGAAACCCCAGAGCTAGCTGGAGCCTGCGAAACCCATGCCGAGCCATTAGAAGTTAGTACATTCCCAGAGGTGCCGGGAGACGTAATACCTGTACCACCATTACCTACTGGAAGCGTGCCCGTAACACCCGTAGAGAGCGGCAACCCAGTACAAGAGGTCAGAGTGCCAGAAGACGGTGTGCCTAACGCCGGGGTAACAAGTGTGGGAGAAGTAGACAGCACATTGTTGCCAGAACCCGTAGAAGTAGTAACACCTGTACCGCCCGCATCAACAGGGATCACATCGGTAGACTGGATTTCTTCAACGGTTGTACCATTTAGTACAAGAGGGTATTTATTTGCCATATCAGTGCCTAACTAAGTGTGAGTCCTACGCTTATTGTCGATCCCGCTCTATTCTTGACAGAGAGCGTCGCGGTGGTGTTCGCTACTACACCCGCTGTAGTTTTAATAAGCCCTGTGAGCGATGTTGCTAGAGTCGTAGCACCTGTAATAACTAACGCCCCGGAAACCGTACCTCCAGTAGACGCATTTAGTATTGCGGCAGAGGGGGCTGTGCAAAATAGCCTTTTGGTTCCGGCAGAGAAATTAACGAGGGCGTTAGCATTAGAAGACTCAATAACAGTGCGCGTAAGCGTGCCTGTCCCTACTGTACCGTAGCCTACTTCCCATTCTCCTAACCCGTTGTCGGCGGTGTAATAAACTACATTGCCATTGGAAAAGACAGAATTGAAAGAGCGATAGCCAGTTAACGCCCCGCCTAATGAGAAAGTGCCTGTGCCTGTAGTGGTAGTAGACTCAAGAACGCGATCTCCAAGTAAGGGCATCGTAAGCTCCTATCAGGACAAGATCAAAACAGCAGTAGAGCTAGTCGCTGCAGGGAAAATAACCGTGAAATCACCATTAGTGCAGGTAAAGTTTCCGCCGAAATTGAAAATGGCTACCGCCTTGTTACCCTGAGAACTGTTGTAGATCAAAGCTCCCGCTGCGGTAAAAGAAGCACTCGTCCATGTTGTATCAGCAAAGTCTGTATAAGCTGTGGTTCCAGAAAGCGTTACACCTTGATTTACAAGCGTATTTCCGCCAGCCGTATAGCCCGTGCCTGTAACTTCATTAGAGGTCGTATAGACCGTAGTCGCAGAACTTAGCGTTGCTGCTGAAGTGTACAATGCGATCTTAAATACATCTCCGCCTGAACCAGAGGTTTGAAAGTCATGCACAGCCTGCATGAGTTCCTGCTTGAACGATGACGCGACTGCCTGCGTTATAGCCATTATTTATACCTCTTCGGAGATTTCTAGGGTTTCCTCAACCTCTTCGGGTTCAGGCTTTTCATTGGTAATCTGGATAGCCACGCTATTGAGGGCCATGCGTGTCTCTTCGCTCATTGGGCTGCTCATACGACTTTATTCCTTACTTGGGTTGTTCTAAAGGTGTCGATTCGGTCTTTAGCATCTCCAAGGTTCTTCAGAGACTGCATCGCTTCATCGTAGTTGGACTTGTATAGCTGAATCAAATCAGCCTCGCCCTTCATGTAAATATAGGCATTGTACAAGCTGCCCCACAACAACACATTCGGGAAGTTATCCCCTAGCCAGCTTGTGCCTGAGGGTGCAGTTGTTATGGATTGTGGGTACGCATAGTAGTGCATCTCTACCGTGTACTCGTCATCTGGTGTAGGCCCAAGAATGAACGCAGCATTGTCAAAAATGCCGTAGTACTGAGGAGTGCCGGTAACGCCGGGGAAAGGGAACGCTTCGCGTATGTACTCTACATCCTTCTGATACAAATAGGTCTGATTAGCTGCAGCGCCTGCGCCTTGTACAACTGAAAGAGAGAAGACCGCCAGAAAGTCTGGAGGGAGCGCCACATAGGGGAAGTCTGCGGTTGTTACACCCGTGACATTAGTTCTGAACGCAGGCAACTGGACCGAATTGTTTACCAATGTCTCCGTAGTTGTGACGAACATAGGGATATTGGCAACGAAGGACGCTTCGTTGTTTTCGGTGTAGTCGATGATTGCCTGCGTGAGTTCAGAATAGTTCACGGTGTTTCCTTAGCCGAGCTTGTCAGAAGACTTGTTGCCCTTGGTAGCTGCACCTGTGCCGCGTACCTTTACGGTCTGCGTATTCGGCTTCTCATTCGGATAGCCGTTGCCCTTAGGCGTGGGGACGCTCTTAACACCTGCATATTCTGCAGAGCCTTCCTTATGTTCAGCGTTTCCGCCTGTTCCACGTGTACTCATTTTACTTACTCTTCTGGTTAGCGACACGGGCCAGATTGCGGCCCATTTCCTTCATTTTAGCAGAGGTGACTCCCCCTTTTTTAAGTCCTTTCATGGACCGCTGCTTATCGTGTTTTTTGTCAGCCGCGCTAGCTTCCCAATCTTTCATGCTCATACCGCGCTTCTTAGCCAGCTTCTTGTCTTCGCGAATGTCTTTCGCAGAACCTTCAAATGATCCCATGATTATACTCCTAACTAGGGAAAAATGAACTGTACCCGGAAATGAATACAGAGTTCAAAGTGGTTGTGATCGTCTGAGTCGCAACTGGATTATTGGCAAACAGCCCACGAGACGCATTCAAATTAGTGTCTGGTCTTGGATTACGTAATGCCTGCGGATCGTTAGCAACCTTCTGAGCACCAATAACGCCGACCCAGTTTTGCGGATGATCTTGCTCCCAGCAGGTAGGACAGACTCTTTGGTTGATAATCTTACCAAAGACTACATAGGTTCTGAGCTTTTTGAGGGGATAGCGAAAGGCGCAGCGATCACAAAATCCAAACGCCTTTTTCTCAGAGGCAAAGCGCTGAGCCACTTACCAACCTCCGCCGCCTGTTACGTAGCCCACAGCGGGGGTGAAGCGAACCGAAGCTCTTTGCCTATCTTCATCTGCAGCTAACTGGAAGGCTTCATCGTAAAGCTGCTTCAACAGCGGGATTTTATCCGAGGCTTCGGGAGTCTTGATGGACAGATAATAAGCAAGCCCTGCAATCAATGCAGGCACAAACCTAAACGGCATATCAGCAGTGTTCGTTCCCGCTGAGCCAGTATCATCCATTCTACGGAGCTTCCAATAGACCAGCTTGTAGCCATCCACATTCGGAGCAGGCCAGATTCGGGCAATGGGGGCTTCAGCCTGACGGTCTACAAAAATCTGAATCGGCCTAC